TTAGACAAGACGATAATACTTCAGAAAAATTAACAAAATTTTGGCTACCATCAAACAGTTTATATTTGAGTGCAAATTTAGGGAAAGAAAATATTAATTTCGGAAATGAGTTTAATGAATATGCAGACAATTCTAATGAATTTACAGACACATTATTTGCAGTTTACCATAGTAATTATATAATAGACGTTTTTAATTTAAGTAGAAGACTTACAAGAATAACATCGTATTTACCTTTAAGAATATTATATAATTTTGAACTAAATGATACATTACAAATAAATACACAAAAATATATTATTAACTCAATTACTACAAATCTACAAAGTGGGAAAAGTAGTATTGAATTACTCAACAAGGTATGATAAAAAATATACTAGATTTACTGCAGTTAGCAGACGGAGAAACAGAAAATATTAGAATAGCACAAGGTTTAAATTCTTTACCAAAAAATTTTAAAGATGTTTTAAAAAAAGTTAAAAACAATATAAAATGGCAATAGAAAAAGAATTTACTCTAAAAATATCTACTGAACAAGCTCAGGGAAATGTAGATGAATTAAATAAGTCTTTAGAATTACAAGAAAATTTAATATCGGATATTGAAAACGAATTATTGGGTTTTGAAAAGCAATTAAAAAAAACATCTAAAACAAATCTAGCTGCAAGAAAAAAAATAAATGACCAAATAGCAAAAACAAAAAGTAGATTAGCAGAAGAGAAAAATGGTTTAAAAAATGTAAATAAGGAAAGAAAAAAAGCAAACGCAACCTTAAAAGATTCAAGTAAAAATGCTGCTGATTATAGCGGAGTGCTTGGTATTATAGATAAAAAAACAGGAGGTGCAATCTCAGGGTTTACTAACCTTACTAAAACAGTAGGTGGTGCAACGAAAGGTTTTAATCTTATGAAAGTTGCTATTATAGGGACAGGAATAGGTCTTTTATTAATTGCATTAACATCGTTGAGTGCTGCATTTACATCTAATGAAAAAGGACAGAAGCAGTTTTCTAAGCTTATGGGTGTAATAGGGGCTATTACTTCTGTATTTGTGGACAGATTAGCTTCATTAGGTAGTGGTTTAATAGATTTATTTACAAGTCCAATAAAGACCTTAAAAGGATTTGGTGAATCTATTAAAGAGTTTGTAATGGATAAGGTGGATGCAGTTGTAAAAAGTTTAGGATTTTTAGGCTCTGCTATATCAAAATTATTTAAAGGAGATTTTTCAGGAGCATTGGAAGATGCAGGAAAAGGAGTTGTGGGATTAAATGAAGCCTTAAACCCTGCAGTAATTTTAACCAAAGCACTAGTAAAAGGCACAAAAGAATTAGTAAAAGAATTAACAGAAGAAGGAAAAAAAGCTCAAGAAATTGCAGACCAAAGGGCAGAAGCAATTACTCTAGAAAGAAAGTTAATTACTGAAAGGGCAGAGGCAAATAGAAAACGTGCTGATTTATTAAATAAAGCTGCAGATAAGGAGAAATTTACAGCAAAAGAAAGAATCGAATTTTTAAAAGAAGCAGGAAGAGTTGAGGAAGAAATTACTAATAAAGAATTAAAATTAGCTAAGTTAAAGTTAGATGCAAAAGTTGCAGAAAATAAATTAGGTGGTTCAACAATAGAGGATTTAAATGAAGAAGCTCAATTAAAGGCTAATTTAACAAATTTAGAAACATCTAAACTTAGATTACAAAAAGCTGTAACAGCTCAAATAGTTGGAGCTATAAGAGAGGAAACAGCAGAGAAAAAAGCAGCAACAGATAAAGAAATTGCAGATGCAAAAGCAGTACAAGATTTTAAAGATGGTTTAAAAATTATCGATAAAGAAAATAAATTTGCAGAGATTGAAAAAGAAAAAGAAGATAGAATATTAGCTTTAGAAGAATTAAAAATTTCTGAAACTGCTAAACAACAATTAATACTAGATATTAACCAACAGTTTAAAGAAAAGAAAAAAATAATAGAAGACGAAGAAAAAGTTATTGCAGATGAAAAATTAGCAGCATTTATAGAAAAAGAAACAGCTAAAAAACAACTTACTATAGAAGAACAAAAAAATGAAGCGTTAGCTGAAGCAAAAAGACTTAATGCATCTGAAGAGCAACTAAAAGGTATTAGAGATAGATATACTAATATACAAGCACAAGCAGATAAAAATGCAAGAGATGCAAAAATAAAAATGGCATCTGTTACTTTTATGAAACTGTCGGATATTTTGGGTAAAAATTCTAAAGCAGGAAAAGCTGCTGCAGCGGCATCTGCATTAATAAATACCTATCAGGGTATAAGTGCCGAATTAGCCACAAAAACTCTTACACCTTTTGGTTTTGCAGTGAAATTAGTAAACATTGCTAGTGTAGCATCAATAGGTTTTAAATCTGTAAAAAGTATTTTAGCAACCAATACAAAATCAGGTGGTGGTTCGGCAACTAATCCTGCAGCAGGTGTATCAGTACCATCTGCAGTAGAAGCAATTCCTCCACAAGCACCTGCTTTTAACGTAGTTGGAGCAAGTGAAACAAATCAACTTGCAGATGCAATAGGCGGACAAAGTCAGCAACCTTTACAAGCATTTGTGGTTTCAGGTGATGTAACGACTAGTCAAGAATTAGAGAGAAACATTGTTACAGGTGCTACAATAGGATAAATACAAAATTTAAAATTTAATACGTTATATAAATATGAAAATAATTGAATTAGTACTAGATGAGGAACAGGAAGAATCAGGAATCGAAGCAATATCAATTGTAGAAAACCCTGCAATCGAATCGGACTTCGTTGCTTTAAAAACAGAAGAAATTAAATTAGCAGAAATAAATGCTGAGAAAAAAATTCTTTTAGGAGCATTGTTAATTCCTAACAAACCTATTTATAGAAGCGGAGATGATGGAGAATACTATATTTTCTTTTCAAAAGAAACTGTTGCTAAGGCTTCACAAATGTATCTTCGAAATGGTTATCAAAATAAATCAACACTAGAACACGATAAGGCTTTAAATGGTCTAACCCTAGTAGAAAGTTGGCTAGTAGAAGATGAAGTACAGGACAAGTCAAGAAAATACGGTTTAAATGTACCTATTGGGACTTGGATGGGCGCAGTAAAAGTTAACAATGAAGAAATATGGCAAGAATATGTTAAAACAAATAAAGTTAAAGGCTTCTCTATTGAAGGATACTTTGCTGATAAAATGGAAAGACCTAAAGAATTGGCTAAAGATGAACTCTCCGAAAATGATAAAGAGGAAATATTGATAAATAAAATAACAGAAATTTTAACAGATGGCAAATAGAGAAAACCAAGATGTTTTTATACCTAGTAGAACATCGCCTAAAGGCAGTAGCAGGGCTTGTTTGTGTTGGGATGAAAATACGTATTCTATAAAATGCTGTGATGGGTCAATGAGGGCTCAAGGCATAGGAGTTATTACTAAAGAATAACTGAAAATGCAAATTTTAATTTAAACCACGTTATATATATAATTATGAAAAGTAAACTAAATCAAATCAAATCGCTTTTAAACATCGAGGTAAAACTTGAGGAAATGAAGCTTGAAAATGGCACAATAGTTAGTGCTGAATCCTTTGAAAAGGATAACGAAATTTTTATCGTTACAGACGATGAGAAAGTAGCAATGCCTGTAGGCGAATATCTTTTAGAAGATGGTCGTTTGGTTGTAGTTTCTGAAGAGGGACTAATTGCTGATGTTAGAGATGTTGCTGACGAAGTTCCTGCAAAGGAAACTGAAGAAGGTGAAGAAATTACTTCTGACTTAGAGGAAAAGGAAAAGGAAATGGCAGATGAAGGTAATTATGTTACCAAAGATGACTACCGACAAATGGAAGTTAAAATTCAAAATTTAGAAGATGCTATTGCTGATTTAAAAGGCGATAAAGAATCTAAAATGGCTGATTCTGAAGATGAAGAAGAATTAACAGGAGAACCTCAAAATGTTTTGAAGTCAAGAACTGTAAAAGAAGAATTTTCTGAAGTAATTAAAGAAGACCTTTCTGAAGCATCAGCTAAACCAATTAAGCATAATCCTGAAAAAGTTACAAAAACTAAAAAAAGATTAGAATTTGCAAAGGGGAATTTTGGTTCTTCAGCAATGGACAGGGTTTTAAGTAAATTAAACAAATAAAAAAAAAAGAAAAATTATGAGTACATTTAAATTCGTATCAAATGATACAGTTAGAAACCAAGTAGAACAGTCTTATTATACTGTAACAGGAGACATTTCAGAAGGAGACATAGGAAATGACCACAATGTTGCAACAGATGGTTTAACCATCGGTATTCCATTAATTACATCAGGTAATTTAGGAACTACATTATTTTTTAGAAATACAGGAGCAGATGGAAACAATACTGTAACAATTTCGCCAAAAGATTCAAATAAAATTGTAGGTGGAATGACACAAGCAGCAGCAGTTTTTCATTCTTCAGGTGCATTAGGTAAAGACTTAATTAATACAAAAGCAACATCTAAATTAGGAGATTGGGTTGCTTTAAGAGCAGTTTCTTTAACAGAATGGTATATTGTAGGTGGTCAAGGAATTTTTGCATCTGAATCATAATAATTAATACAATTAAAAAATAAATAAAATGAGTAAATTAAATCAAGTACAATTAGCAACAGCTACGAACATAACTACTAGCTATGCAGGAGAATTTGCAGGCGAGTATATTGCTGCGGCATTATTATCTGCATCAACTATTGATGACGGAGGCTTAACAGTAAAGGCTAACATCGCTTTTAAAGAAGTAATTAAGAAACTAGCAACAGGTGCTTTAGTAACTGCTGCAGGATGTGATTTTAATCCTAATAGTTCAGTAACATTAACTGAAAGAATTATTCAGCCTGTTGAACTACAAGTTAACTTACAATTATGTAAATATGACTTCGTAAACGATTGGGAAGCACAACAAATGGGATATGGTTTAGGACAGACTTTACCTCCTAAATTTGCTGATTTTATGATTGCACACGTTGCATCTGAAGTGGCTCAAAACACTGAATTTTGTATTTGGCAAGGTGACACAACAGCAGCAACTAATAATTCATTTGATGGATTTGAAAAATTAATTGCAGCTTCAGCAGCAGCAGGGGATATTCCTGCAGCTCAACAAGTAGCAGCAGTAGGTGGTGGATTAAGTGCAGCAAATATCATAGCTGAGATGAGCAAAGTAATTGACGCAGTACCTGCACAACTTTACGGAAAAGAAGATTTATTCTTATATGTAGGTTCAGCAGCAGCTAAATTTTATGTTCAAGCATTAGGCGGATTTGCGGCTCAAGGATTAGGAGGCTCAGGTACAAATGCACAAGGGACTCAATGGTGGAATAACGGAAGTTTAACTATCAATGGTGTTAAAGTTTTTGTTTGCCCGGGAATGAGTACAAATACAATGTTTGCAGCATTACGCTCAAACTTATATTTTGGAACAGGCTTACTAAACGATACAAATTCCGTGAAGGTCTTAGATATGGCAGACCTTGACGCTAGTAACAATGTTAGAATGGTGATGCGTTTTACTTCTGCTGTTCAATTTGGAGTAGCATCTGACATCGTTGAATACGCATAATAATTAATTAATCAATAAAACAAGGGTAGGTGGTTTGTCTACTTACCCTTTTTTTTAAAATAAAATAAAACTATGGCTTGTACATTAACTACGGGAAGAAAGATTCCGTGCAAGAGTGCTTTTGGAGGCATCAAAACGATACTGTTTGCAAATTTTGGAACGATTGCAAGTGTTGCAATAGATTCTACATCAAAAATAGGAACAATAACGAATGGGTCACCTGCACCTGTTTGGTTTGAATATGACGTAAAAGGAAATTCTAGTTTAGAAACTACTGTAACAAGTAGCAGAGAAAACGGAACTACTTTTTATACTCAAACATTAAATTTAACATTAACATTCTTAGACGCAAAAACTCAAGCAGAATTAGAAATTCTTGCAGTAGCTAGACCTTATGCAGTAGTTGTAGACTACTACGGCAATAGCTTTTTATGCGGCTTAGAGAACGGGATGGAAGTTACAGGGGGTACTGTAGTGACAGGAGCAGCAGCGGGAGATTTAAGCGGCTTTACACTTACTTTCGAAGGAATGGAAGAAACAGCTCCTATCTTTTTAAATGCTACACCTACACCATCTGCTTTACAAATTCCTCCAACAGGAGCATAATTGTTTATTTAGTTAGTGAATTAAGCATCCTTTAGAGGGTGCTTTTTTTTTGATTAATGATTTTACAAATTATTAAAATTCTTACGTTATATAAGTAATGATTATATTAAATACATCAACATCGGCACAAACTTTAAAAGTTATACCTAGACAATATGACGATAGTGATTTTACAATGTCTATTAGAGATGATAGCACAAACGTAACAAAACTATATCAAAATTTATCAGGTACAACTACGGGTAATTATTTAACGTTTACAAATGTGTTTAACCCTGTTTTAGTTGAAGCTCATTTTTTTGACCTATATTTATACATTGATTACGATTTTTGGAATACAAACAATAGTTTTTGGAATTTATACGATATTTTATGGCAATTAGATTCAGGTTTTAAAGAAGATATTTACAGAGATAGAATATTTTGTACTGACCAAGACATAGACCAATTAAATGACAATGACCATTACCAATTAAACAAAGGTCAATTTACAGAGTACAAAGGATTTGATAATACTTATACAGTACCATAAATATGGAAAATAAAAGACTAAGGAATAACAAAGGGCAATTTAAAAGAGCATCAAATGTT